TGCCGACATTGTATGTGCAGCTTCCACCCCGACCATCCGCGCCTACACGCAAAGATACAATGGATGCGTTACTTGGAATCGGTGCAAGCATAACGATGTCATCGTCAGTACTATCACCAGCCGCCAAAGCAACATTCCCTTGAGCTATTCGGACTACGCCTTGTAGCTCTTGGGCTTTATTAGCAACTTGAGGGGAAGCCTCAAGATTTGCTACCAAGTCAGAATTTTTAGTAGTCATCTCTAGCTCCTATTAGTCTGGGGTTTCATCACAGAAGATTTGGCAAACTTTGTTTTCTTCCATACGAGTCGATCCAATCGACATACAGTAGTAAACTTGGGTTGCATAACCTTTGTCTGCGCGTTCATCAATCCTAGCGGAAATGTCTTTACCTATACCCAAGGTAAGACCATCTTCAGCCCAAGCAAAGCAAGTGCGAACATCTGTGGCAGAAACAGCCAAGCGGTTCGACATTACAAAGCGGAAGCCCATGAAGGTGTCCACATCCCCAGAAACCAATGCCTTTACGGTATTGAAATCGCTGCTAGTTACCTGAGTTGTTCCAAGCAAATCTTCAATCTGCTTTGGGCCAACTGCAATGAAACGTGGGATAGATGGGTCAACGTCAGCTAGGTCTAACTTGCGTTTTGCTTCAGTTAGCTTTGCAACGGTCAATCCATCGTTTGATGATGCTGAACCAACAGAGTTGGCAGTTGCATCTAGGTTTGCTGTACCAGAACCAGTTTCGCCTGTTGAGGCAGCACCAGTTGCAGCAGAGATGATAACGTCATCCATCGCACGCCCCATAGCAGCAGCAGCCGCTTGAGCATATGATGAAGTCGGGTCAATCAACATACGAACTTTATCCTGATCGTCAATTAGATCAGCATACTCGTAGTCAGCTAGAGACAAACGTCTACGCCCATGTGGGGTATCAATTTGAGGTGTGTCGGCATTTCTTGATGTGCGTAGCTGTGCTGTTGCTACACCAATCTGGTCTATGAAGGCATTTTTACCAACAATATTCTCAATCCGCACCGTATCACGCAAACGAGAACCCTGTTGCTGTGATAACATCTGCACGTTAGCAGAGTATTGTTGCACAAATGCCGTGGTGATTTCTGATGACATATTATGTCTCCTAAGTTCACACGGTTTAAGTTACACTAATTTCGATGCGCTACCCTTACGGACACTTCTAGGTTTTTGAGCCACCATTAGGCTATCGTCTATCCGATTGTCTTGAGGACGGTTTGCACCGCTATCCTCCTTTGTTACCCAAGCGTGATACTTTTCTGCCAGATCAACTGGGTTATTTACATCACGTTGCGTACCAAACTCTACTGCCATTCTAAGGCATTCTAAGCGAACTGCCAATGGGGATAATTCATCTTCCATAATTATTCGCTTCCATGAACCATTGTGAACAAACTATTAACGTGTTCAATAGCCCTCTGCCGCCCTGTTACATTCTTTCTGTCATGGTAAGGATGGCTCTTGTCATTCATAATAGAATCAATCTCCGCTTGCGCTTGTACTGGCGTAAACACAGAGCTTCTCGCACCATCATTGATTGTATCTTCACTTGTCACTGTAGATTTAAAGTCACCTATAGCAGCAAACGCTTTGATAAAGGCAGGGTGATTACCAACTTTTGTACCGTCCTCAAGTCGCATTTGCAGCATATCAAGGCCAGCAAACTGTTCTATAATATCTTTTGCTGCTGCCACCTTGTCTCCAAAAGCATTGCCCCACTCTCGCTTTAGCTCATTAGTTGTTTGTTCTGCCTGTTCTTGAGATAACTGTTCCATTTGCTCTGTAGTCTGACCAACAGAACCTTTGTAGTAATCCAGTATTCCAGCGGCCTGTTGCGGTGAAAGACCGAGCTTGTGAGCTACGCCAGCATACTCTGTCGCAACTTCTTGCGTAATTACGTTGCCATCTGTAGAAAACTCATAGCCCTCTGGGGTTTCTGGTCTACCTAAACGGCTGTATATGTTGCTTAAATCTTCCTCTGTTGGGTTTGTTGGAAACGGTATTTTGTCTGCGCCAATAAGTTTTTGTGCATTAACAAAAGAACGCGCTAGATTTCCAACATCCTTAATAGGTGAAAGACTTGGATGCTCCCTTAAGTCTTCTGGTATCATTTCCATGAAACCGTTACCAGACCCGCCTTGTGCAACCTCTGCTGGAGTTTCCAGCACTGATGGGGTTACTTCTGGCTGGGCTACCTGTTCGGCAACTTGCTCTGACATAAATTACTCCTCATTCATCATGTTGTAGATGTGCAATAACACTGCACGTTTCCCTTCTTCAAATGCTGTAGCATTGGCATCGCCAGCCACATAGCTTGAGGTTCTCCAATTACATCTTGCCTCAAGATCAAGTAACACCTTTTTCCCAGCCGTACTCCCGAATATATCGTTATACATGGTTTTAAGTTGTGTTATCTGTTCGTTCATTTAGCTACCATCCTAGATGCTTGTGCTATTTGGGCTACGTCTTGTACGTCCTGACTTGTTTCCTGACGCTCCATCATAGCCTGTTGCTGTGCAGCTTGCTGTTCTCTAGCAGCATCAACCTCAGACTGAGGCTTTACAACTTTCTTAGGAACACCAAGGCTATCCATAACATGATTAACCAAGCCATCAGCATTGATGTGATCTGCAACTGGCAACGCTTGTGCTAGTGGCAGTAATATCTCTAATGCTTTCATTGTGCTGTTGAGACTGCTTGATTTCTGTGCGCGTGCCAGCGGTGATACATATTCCACATCTACATCAATTCCCTGCAAAATCTCTGGTGGCGGTGCAAGCATATCTGCGCGGAGCATCAAAGCAAACACACGGTCAATCATTGGGCGTAGCATCTCGTTCATCAAACGCCCTAATACTGGCCCTATAACGCGCATACGCTCCTCTTGGCGTTGCACCACCTCTGTAGCTGTCATATTAGGCGAACCACCTGTTAGAAGTTGATCTACATAGAAGGCAGAACGTATAGCTGATCTACGTTGTTCTTCCATACTTAGGCCGATAGGAATGTTTGCGCCTGTGTTTAGTGGTGTGATTGTGTCTCTTGTGCCACTTCTAAAGAAGTTAAGTCCCCCAGGCTGGGTACGGACAGGGAGAAGAAATCCGTCATCAGGAACTAAAAGGGGAGGGTCTATTAGTTTCTGTGCAGCTTGTATAATGGTCTTTGACATAAGATTAAGCATCTTAACGTCTGGCAACGCCACCATAGCTGGGGAACGCCCCATCACTTCTCCAGTTGCCTTAAGGAAGCGCGGAACAACGTATGGGAACTCTTGAAACCCACTTTCTTGCATAACCATTTTTGTTTCCATGCAAATGTACATAGAGGCAAACGGCATATTTTTGTTGTCCTGTTTAGTAGGGTCACGCTCACTGCGTGGCATTACGCAATGAAGGACGGTCACTTCTTCGTCAGGCTTTTTCTCAAATCTTTTTTGAATAAACGTACTTACATTCTCTATACCAAAACGCTGCACTGCTTGTCGCGCTGGCAATACATACTTACGGAACACAGTATCAACGATACCAAACTGATCTTCAGCAACATAAAACTCTGATATGTGGCGCGTACTAAACCGCATACTCTTCTTGTCCATCTCCACAAACATACAGCCTGTGCCAAAAACAACTAAGTCCACATACATTTCATGGACTTCAGTTTCAAAGTTGGACATTGTTATGGCTCTCATCATACGAGAGCTAGTATCTTCTAGCCACGCTTGGACTTCTTCATCACGCCCAAGATCATCATCTTTTAGCGTTAGGTGAAACCAAGGCGTTGCACCGCTGGTAAGCATACCATGCAGTGATGAGGCAAGCAGATCAACAGACTGCAATGCAGTGCCATCAAAAATAACTTCCATACGCTTTTCGCCTTTGCCGCGTTTGCGTACAATATCGGCTTTGCGGGGAAGCATATAGTCAGCAAGCTCTTGGTAATGACTATCCCAATTAGCTCTTTGGCCTTCTAAATACTCAAAACGACTGACTATGGCTTTCATGTTATCCATTGCTTACCCCAATAATGTAGGCGAACCAGAGCCACCAGTGCCGCCAGTTGCGCCAGTTTGATCGCCCATAACACCAGCAACAACAGTTGACCCACGGCCTTTACGTTGTTTCCGTTCTTTTGCTATAGCCTCATCAGACAATGCAGCAGCGCGTTTAAAATCAGGTTCAGCTATGGGTTCTGGGGCTGACGG